GGTCGCGATCCTAAAATCTTTAACATTGCCTGCGACTATGCTGTAAATGGTCAAATTGTTAGAGATCGAATTGGTGATCACAATCTACCCGACATTAAAATTTTCCACGATACAAAATACTACGGTTGGTCGGCTGAACAAGTGTATGACGAAATTTACGAAAAATATGACGAAGAACAATTGGCCGCTTTAGGTCAAATGCTTGACGAGCATTTGGATCCTGATGGCAAAGAAGGCAACGGGCAACCAAAGTATTCAAAAGAAGAACTTAAAAAAATTCGTGATGAAATGCGTGAAGCTGTAATGCAGGCTGCACAAGCCGCAGGGGCAGGTAATGTTCCTGCCAGCATCCAACGCATGATTAAAGAATTAACTGAACCTAAGATGAACTGGCGTGAAATTCTACGTCAGCAAATCCAAAGCACTATTAAAAATGACTATACCTTTATGCGTCCTAATCGTAAGGGTTGGCACATGAGTGCAATTTTGCCAGGTACTAACTACGAAGAAACTATTGATATTTGTGTATCAATTGACATGTCTGGTTCTATCGGCGATGAACAGGCTAAAGACTTCCTAAGCGAAATCAAAGGCATCATGGAAGAATATAAAGACTTTAAAATTAAAGTATGGTGCTTTGATACTGAAGTCTATAACGAAGCAGACTTTGATGGCTATAACATGGATACCTTTATGGACTATGAACCAATGGGCGGTGGTGGCACCGAGTTCATGGTCAATTGGGAATACATGAAAGAAAATCAAATTCAACCTAAAAAGTTTATCATGTTTACAGACGGATATCCTTATGGTTCTTGGGGTGACGAATTGTACTGTGATACAGTCTTTATCATCCATGGAAACAATACTGTTGTTCCTCCGTTTGGTGAATATGCGTACTATGAAGAAGTTAAGGAACTTGCATAATGGCTTTAAAAAACGGCAAACCCAATCCTCTTAATTATTTTGACTTACGCAGGGTTGAGTTTGCCGCTCCTCATTTTAAGTATACTACTATTGACAAATACAATCCTACACTATTAAAAAATTTAGATACATGGATCAAGCATAATCTTAATAGCAGATACTACATAGGGCAAGGTTTAGATTTAGATAACACAAATACTATCGTATATACTACCCGTATTGGATTTGAGTCTGAAAAAGAGCTCAGTTTCTTCACGATTGCCTGTCCCCTACTTCAAACGAGATAATTATATTAGTACATTATAAGGAGATACCATGACTGAAAACGTACAAAAAGAATCGGTTCAAGCACCTGAACAAGCTGGTGCTAAACCAGATCCAAATGAACTAACTATTCAAGATCTTAATGCCATGAAAGTTATCATTGATATTGCTAGTTCTCGAGGTGCATTTAAACCTGGAGAGATGACTGTTGTAGGTCAAACATATACAAAATTAACTACATTCTTAGATACAGTTGCTAAACAAGCAGACGCATCTAAACAAGGAGCATAATTATGCAAAATTTAAAACACGTAGGTAGAATTAAAGATACAGGTAAAAAAGTACTTGTAGCTTTCAGAACACTACCTGGAGATGCATATAGTTGTTTAGTTATTCCAACAGAAAATTTACCTGACGAATATCATAATGCAATTATTAATCTAGTAGAAAGTCCAGCTGCACAGCAGGCATATGAATTTGCTGAAGCACTAGATCGTACACAATTTCCAGATGGAAGCCGTATGTTACCATTTTTACACGGTAATGGACGACTAGTAAAAGTAAGTACAGCACAAGTTGAAATGACTCCTGTTATTGGAACTTCAATTTTGTTATCTGAATTAAACCAATTGATTGCTGAACAACGTGGTGTAGCTGTCGACGACTTGCACATCAAACCAGATAGTGGCGATGTTCCTAAAGAAGTTGCATCTGTTAAAGAACTACCAGCAGACGAACCAAAAGCATCAACTGCACAACCGACTTCATTTGATAGCGCAGAAGCTGAAGCAAAGTTCTATCGTAGTCAAGCAGATAAGTTAGCAAAACAAGCCGCAGAATTCCGTCGCAAAGCAGAGGAGTTGGTTCCGACCAAAAAAGCCAAGTGATTGATCAGGGAAGACATCTTCCCAAAGAAGTCGTCGATTGTTGGCCAGAAGTATTTGGAGAGGTAAAACTAAACGTTCTACCCTTACGGTATCTCCATGCTGTTATCATAACATTTAAAGACGGTAAAATTTGGGAAGTAAAAATAACAAAGGACGATCATGTAAAAGGCTGGGGTGCCTTTGAAAGATCAATTTCGGAACTTTATCGAAATTACGAAAGTCGAATTGATAACGTCGACTTTCGGTTAGACACAGAAAAGATAAGAAAAGATATCGAAAAAAATACCCAACGTTTTTTAAAGAAAAGAAAACTATAAATGAATGTTAAACTTTTATCCTATTCACAACCAACAGGCGAATTTAGAAACATGGGCATCTCGGATGCACAAGAACTCATTGCGTATTGCGCCCGTGTCAGCAATCCCAGCAATCAGCTCAATACAGAAACATCCGAGAAACTCATCAAATACCTCATCAAACATCAGCACTGGAGCCCACTTGAAATGGTCTCAGCCTGTATTGAAATCACAACAACCCGAGACATTGCCCGACAAATCCTTAGACACAGAAGTTTTAGTTTCCAAGAATTCAGTCAACGCTATGCTGACCCAACTAAAGATTTGGCGTTCGTTACAAGAGAAGCTAGACTTCAAGACACAAAGAATCGCCAGAACAGCATCCAAACGGATGATGAACGCTTACAACGAGAATGGGAACTTAGACAAAACAATGTTATCACAGAAGCAAGAATGGCCTACCAGTGGGCTATCGATAATGGTATAGCAAAAGAACAAGCCCGTGCCGTATTACCAGAAGGACTTACAGAAAGTCGTTTATACATGAATGGAACATTGCGTAGTTGGGTACACTTTATTGAATTACGCAGTGGACATGGAACTCAATTAGAACATCAAGAAATTGCAAAAGCCTGTGCTAAAGTGATAGCTGAGATTTTTCCAATGACCACAGATCTTGTAGCCAGTTAAAGTCATTAATTTTAAATAATGCCTCCTTATTGGAGGCATTTTTTTCACCGTATGCTCGTCCGGCGAGTGCGCCTAAATAGGCATAAAATCCAAACGGAACATCCTCGTTTAAAACACACCACACTTTTAATCTAGCTATTGATTCTACATTATTGATAACTGCCAACTTACAGCATTCTCGGAAAGCACTACGCCAAGTTGTAAAAGGATCAGTATTAAAAGCTGTAATGTTACTAACTTCTTCCATTGCTTTAAATTGCGAACTAATATTCATGGTCATATCCGTACTAGATGTGTCCATATTTAAAGTAAGTTTTTTTGGCAGTAGTTTTACACCACCATATCCATACTCAAGACCGTTAATAGGATTACGACTTCTCCATACATGAACTATATCGTACTCCTCTGGAGTTACTGCATAATCAAAATTAAATGTATCTAAAATGATAGCATCTGCATCAACTACCCAGAACATAGGAGTAAAACTTCTTTTTGCAGCTTCGATATGTGCTTGATGTATACCTTTGACTCCTTTAACATGTTTTACTAAAGGAAATCGATCTTTTAAACGAGCTAAATTTTCTTCTGCATTTAGTTCGTTATAACTAATAAAAACAATATCAAACGCGGCCACGAATTATCCTTGGTGTATTATTGTACACAGTCTTAAAAAACTTACTTCCCGCCGGTTCAAGATTTGCAATTTCAATGCCGCATTTTTCTCTTAGTTCATTACCATAAAAATTAATTTGATTGGCTTTTTCTTCGTCTGAGCAATTTTCGTAATGTTCATTCCAATAATTTGTTAACCAGTCAAAGTCTCTAACATTACTGTAATCCCAATCTGTACAGTTAGTTAATGCTGCGCCTTCTCTTGCACCAAGAATACTGTATATTCCATTCTTAACATCAGCACCAACACTACACCAAATTAACAATCTGTGATAATTTTGCCACCAGATTTTTTTAAGGTCTCCAACCTTGGCGCCTTGATCTAGTGACATTTTTACACCTTCTCGAAAACCTGCTCTCCATGCTTGAAACGGTGTTTCGTTTGTGTAGCTAACAGAATAGTTTTCATTAAACTGATAATATTTGTCGTCAAAACAAAATTCTACAAGACCTTTAGTATCATTAGGATCACTATTTTCATGTGTACGCATATTGTTTACAAATTTGCGTGTCCACATTTTAAGGCCGCCATTTCCGTACATTAATCCATTAACATAAACTTTACCGCACCAACTAAACACATGATCAGGAGTTAGTTTCAATTCGTCTAAATCTACTTCAACTTCAAGAAACTTTGGATCAATAATATTATCAGCATCAACTGTGATAAAATATTCAGTTTCGCTCAATGCGGCACATGCTTTATGTGCTGCATCACTACCCTTAACTCCATGTACACGTTTTGCCCACGGTGCTTTTTCTAATAAATCAGCGTAATTTTTTTCAGCGTTTGGTTCATCGTAACTTAAAAAAATAACGTCTTGTTCAATAATTTTGATTTTACTCATTAATAATCCTTAACCCATAACTTTTAAAAATTAATTTAGAACTAACAGAAATCTTCTCTATTTTATGTTCAATGTTGCTCTCAAAAGGAAAAGACAACGACTCTGAAGAAATTAAATCTGCAAGATTAATAAAAATTGTTCTAATTAAAAAGTCAAAGTCGTCTTCTAGAGTTATAAAAAATACCAGCTTAGGCGCAACTACAACATCGTAATAATCTTTAATTTTGTTATCTATTTGAAACTGCCATTGTTTTTTAGGCCCATTCCAACTTACTAAACATTCGACTGTTTTGTCTGTTTCTGTTATCCACTCAAAAACATTATTCTTAAAAGCATATCCTTGATCTGTTGACGGAACTATATCTAAACTAGATACACCGTCTTGATTTCGTTTATATCCAATCAAGTAATCTTTGAATTTCATTCGCCCTGTTAAAAAACCTTCTACCTTATCAAAAGATGTCTTAATAGCGTGTTCGTATTTAGGTTCTGGTTCGTTACCCACTGACAAAATTTGTCCTGTTTTTTTATCAAAATAAACAAAATAATTATTCATGTACTAACTCTTTTAATTTTGTTATAATCTTTTTTGATAAGAAAGATTTTTCAACATAATGAAATAACTTTGGTTGTTTTATATTGCCCACTACTAATTGCCCTTTAGAATTTAACACAAATGGAACTGCATCTTGCCAACTTTCAAAAGAAGCAGGCCAGCCTTGCAATCTAATTTTCATATGAACAAATTCTAAAGGACTACAGTTATCAATTACGCTTTCGTATAATCCTGTCATCTCAATAGCGATTGCAGATGCTAGATCCATACTTAACCAATTTTGATAGCTGACTGGTGCAAATTTAGTATAAGCCCATTCCCAGTTATTACAGACAAATTCTAGAGCTTTATAAAATGCTGTTGCATTTTCTGATTTTTTAAAATAGTGTAGTGCAAAGTATGGATTTGTTAATCCGTTATCAATAAACGCCAGGCGATGTATCCAGTCCTTTTCTATGACTTCTAATTTGTAATTTTTAATTCTAGAACAAAATTTAACATCGTAATTTTCGCAATAATTCCACCAATCTGAAATATCATCTAAAAACAGCATATCAGCATCAAGAACTATCGTTTCTTCATACGGACTAACATAATACAATTTCCATCTGTGTTCTGCTTTATATTTTGAAACTGGGGTATCTTTAATCCAAGGTATTTCTAGTACTTTATCAAAAACTAATCTTTGTTCATCTGTTAGATTATCATTTGTCATTATTGACACATTGGTAACAGTTTGTTGGCTAGCTTTAATACTGAGAGCCAGTGCGTATGCCTGCTCTATATAATCACAATCACTTGTATTCTCTGCAAAGATTAAAAATCCTTTAGACATAATTGTACTCATTAATTACCCGTGTAAGACTATCTTTATTCATAACATGGATGTCAATATCTTTAGTTTTAGAAAGTATATATTCGCCTAAATAATTTTCCTTCTGTAGCAAAAACTTCATCGATGTATCTTTCATGTCAACTAGAATATCTCTATCTTCAATATAATTCATTGCACCAGGAAGCTCTACAGCAAAATCCCCTGACATTTTACCATTCATAATATGAATAGCAATACTAAAGGCAAAGTCATTTCTAAAAGCTTCTATATCAATACTATACAAAACTCTAAAATACAACCAGTTATTTTTAATGTATGTAACTAGATTAAAAAATGCTTCTACAACTGGATCTTTATCAAAGATAAAAACAGTAGCCCAATAAAAAGGAATACTGTATTGATTAATTCTTTCGTAGGGTTTTGTGTCTTTCCATCCTGTCAAACTAAAACTACGTTTGTAAATTTGAAAAGGTGTGTCTCGTTCCAACGCAATTTTAAGTATATCAGAATTAATAACATAATCACTGTCAATAACCAGTGTTCTGTCGTAAGGACTAATGTTATATGCCTGATATCTAGTAGAATTTTTCCACTCTAATTTTTTGCTGTGTAATGAACCATCGTAAAATAACTTCTGTGAAGGAGTTTCACTAACAATATTAATGACTTTTTCAAATGGATGATCTGGATAATTTTTCATTAACCAGTTTACATTGTCTGTAACAATCGTCACAGGAATATTTAAAAATTTCTTAATTCTTTGTGCAGCAAAAACTGCTAACTTAGTGTAATCGATAGCAGAATTATTATGAGCAAATATTAACGCACCTGTGGTCATATTTCTACCATATCAGCAATTTTTCTTTTTGATTTAATGTCAGCAAATTTTACTGAATATTCGTTTAGTGCTGTCATGTACTTTAATAAAATTTCATCAAAAAACTTTTGTACATCAGATATAACAATAGGAAATCCGTTTGTATCTACAAAAGGTACATCATGTGTGTAGCCAAGATCAAGAACAGTCTTAGTAAAATTAATTAAAACTGTATCGATTTGAAAAGTTCCTCCATTTTCATAATGGACTAACTTTTGTTTAAATTCTTCTAAAATAATTCGGCGTTGATTAGATAGGGTAGCCATATAATTGGCTACACCAAATGCTTTTTCTAGTTTTTCATCCATAGATAACTCCGTAGTGTATAATATTACACTACTTTAATTATCTTGTCAAGGAATTAGAAATGGATTAATTGATACCTGTTGTTACAGCACTTGGTGTAGGAACTGTAACATTGGTTCCAGATGCACGATATACTTGAACTGTACTAGTTAGTGTACCGTCAACGTTTTCGTCAATACCAAAACCTGGATCTGGAAAACTTGGCGGAGCAGTACTATCGTCGCCGAAGTTAATATCAAAATATAAAATTCTTCTATTAGCGCCTGTATCGTTTACACGAGCATAGATATAATATTTGTTTGGAGCATAGGCGCCTGCTGGAGCGTCTTTTTCAAATATAACACCATTAGTTGTTGTTAAATCATAAAATCCTAAACTACTGGCTGTACCTGTACCTGTACAAGTAGTCTGTGTATGATTCATAGCAACTGTACCCATACCTGCCAACATAGCTGTCCAAGTTGAATTCTTTAATCCTGGAGATCCGCCTGAACGGTCTGCTGAAAATTCAATTTGGCTTCCTGTGTTAAAGAAGTATCTTGCAGCATCAGCGGTAGGCCATGTAATAACTATACTTTGTACAATGGTTCCGTTCCATTGTGTATTTCTAATCTGCTGAGTAACTAAATCTACTCGGCTAGCTTCTCCTGCTGGAGGTGGAGCTGTCAAATAATTTGTGTCTGCATCTGTTGCCATTTGAAGATATGCAGAACGCCATGTGTCTCTAACTTGTTTTGCATTTGTTGGAATTGGTAAATCAGAACCTGCGACATAACCAACATCTTCTGGAGCTTTTGTTCCCAATGTTACACCTGTTTGGTGTTGACGTGTACGAGCAATGTCGTCCCTTAATGCACTCCATTGTGCAACTGTAATTGTCGAATATTGCCCAACTTGGCTACTTGTAAGTGTCTGGCCATAACCTTTATTGCCGGACCCTGAACCTAAAACTAAAGCAATTTTGGATTGAATCAAATTATAGTCGTTTGCAATAATTAATGTATTTTGTCCAGCCATCTTATGTCCTTAATAATCCTGAATATTTATACATTAAAGTATAATGCATTCTACTAGTTTGACACCAGTATCGTCGTTTGATTCTAATGCAATAGCAAATACATCATTAGCATGTGGAACTGCTGCAACGGCTGTACCATTGTTGCCTGCAATCATTCTTTGTCCTTTGCGAACAGCACCAGTGACTTTAACTGGAACACGACCTTTAAGTGCAATGTATGTGCCGCCTTCTAATTCGCTGTTCATCATATAAGCTGGATTAGCAGATACAGCGCCAATTGCACGGTCTCCAAATTTAGTAGCTGTTACTTCTTTTTCACCACCAACTGCTACGACTGTTCCAACTTCGTACTCTGCGTCAGCTAGATATTTTTCTGCCAAGTCAGCATAGTTAGCAGCTGTAGCTGTACCAACAAAGTATGTTGCTTTTAATGCGCCTGGAGTAATGCTTACACCATTGATAATTTCAGTTGAACTTGTTCTAACAGCAATAGTTCCTGAAGTAGCGTTGGCACTTGCAGTTCTATAGTCGTCTGCAGCAACATACAATGCATCTGAACGTGTTGATGTTCCTGCAAAAGTTACAGCATTAACTGTTTTAAATCTTAATGCACCAGAACCTAAATCTGTTTGATTATCTGACCCTGGTAGTATGTCTGCTCCAACTAATTGTAACGGTGTTTTTGTTGCAGCACCGACTGTTGTTTGGAACTTGATAGTATCATTTAGTTGGTTTTGAATGATTGGAATTGTAGCAACTCCACTAGTTTGATTAAACACACGTAGTCTTGGTGTGTCTCCAACTGTAAAACCAGCATCACTAAACTGTACTAGCTCGTTAAAAACAGCCTCATTCTTTTGTACAAAGTTTGCCGCATCAATACCGCCTAAGCGATCTGAATCTGTTGCAGTTCCCCAGAATCTGTGATTACCATTTACAGTTTGTCCTGGAGCTGCGTTACTGTTTGTGTATGCAAGGGTAACACCTTGATGAATTTTAGTAAAACCGTTAATTGAACTAGTTGTAGGATCTAGCGTGAATTCTGGATCTGCACTAATAACGAAAATAGTATCACCATCTACAATAGCTTCAATAATAGCATGGGTGGCACTTAGCGTATCTCTAACGCTGCGAGAACGCATTTGTGTTGTTTGGCTACCTGCAACACCTTGTGGTCCTACTAGAATATATGTAGCTCCATCCCAAGTGTATAGTTGCTTATTGGCAGTATCCCACCAAAAATCACCTGTTGTTAAACCTGTTGGAGCACTTGTTCCTAGCTCTGCTCCGCCAGTTGTACGGAATTTTGCGCCATCGTAAAACTTTAACTTACTATTGCCGCTATCATACCACAGTTGTCCTGGTAATGGTTTTGGAGGTTGTGTAGTATTTGCAAAATTTTCTAATAAAAATAAAAAATTCTCGTTCTGAACTTCACCGTAGCCAGCATAGTTTTTACCGATAAGTTTAAGATCGGTGGTACTATCAATGGTGCCATCAGCGACTGTTGCTACGACTGATCCGTTATATTTGTTAATTGTATATGGCATTTTCCGTTATTCCTTATTACTCGTATTTATGCTGTTTTAGCTACTTATGGAATGTCCGCTTGGTAGACCCAAGTAGGACCAATTTTCTTATATTCCTTAGCAACGCTCGTATCCAAGCAATATACTCGTAAAATAGTATCGTCTTCATATTCTGCAGGATCAAAAATTCTAACTAGTATTTGTCCTGCCAATTGTGCTTCTGTTAAAGCACCAATGTTTATACTAAATCCAATTGAAGCTGATCTAACAGTAGTATCAACGTAGTCTTTGTTTGTTGCATCTGTTGTGCTTGACGGACTTGCTAAGTTTGTAATTCTTTTTGAGCTTACATCAACGGTTCCTGCACCTTTTGGGGCTAACACAACATCACCATCAGGGAAAGATATGTTTAGAAAACTAATTGTATCACCGTTGATATTGATGTTATCTACTTGTAACTGTGTTAGTGTTCCAATAGCATTTAACCCAAGAGCACTTGTAACTGTAGTACCTAGAGCAGTTTGCGTTAACACTTGAAAGTCATTAATTTTATAAGACTTTCCGTTGGCTAAATTAATATTTTCACTAGAATCCCAAGCGGTTGTTGACAAACCCCATGTAAATGTTTTATTTGTTGCACCTGCTAAACTTATGCCGCCACCGTTAGCAGTACTGTCTGTTGGAGTATCTACTTTTCCTAACTCAACTAACAAGTCTTTAATTTCAATATTAGTAGTATTAATTGTTGTTGTAGAACCTTCAACAGTTAAATTTCCACGAATACGTGTGTTTCCATTAACATCTAATGTTGCTGTTGGGGTTCCTGTATAAATTCCAACATAATCATTTTGTGCATTTACAAAAATGCTAGGTTTTAAACTTGTTGAAAGACTTTGTAGACTAAAATTCTGATTAGGAACGTTTGAATTAATCTGGAATGTGTTAGAATCATACTTAAATTCTGTATTTTGATTAGTTCCTATAATCAAAGGCGTTGTATTCAACACTCTAATTGTTCCATTAGATATTGTGTAACCGTCCGCTGGATCTACTTGTAAAAAACTTTGTGCATCTTTTAATGATCCGTCTTCAGCAACAAGCGAGTCTGCTTGACTTGCAGATGCGTTAAATCTAAATCCTGGTACATCTGCTACGTTAAATCCAACTTTGATATCACCCGTATATCCTGGAATTTGATCTAAAGGAGTAAATGTTGTAGTTGAGCTACTGAATATACCTAAAAGTATTTGTCCGCAATACAAGAATAATGTAGTATGATTAATATTATTTGTATCTAAAATATCTACTACATTCCAACCTGAAATTCCTTGCTGGGCTGTATAAATGGGACCTGCTAATAAGTTTGCAGACCCATCATTAAAATATAAACGTTGTGTAAAACTATCAATCCATAAATCACCTGCGCCAATTGCACTTGGAGCAGTTGTACTTACGATAGTTCCTCCACTAACTTTAAATCCTGCACCGTCATATACTTTTAAACGACCTTCAGTTGTATCATACCATAATTGTCCTTGCAAAGGATTATTTGGTTGTGTACTGTTTGCAAAATTTTCTAGTATTTTAACAAAGTTTTCATTAAACAATTCACCGTAACTAGTTGAATTTTTACCTACAAGTGTAATATCTGTAGTTGTCTGATCAATAGTTCCGTCAACAACTTCAGTTAATACAGATCCGTCAGTTTTATTAATAATATAGCTCATTATAGTACACCAGTGAAAATTATGTAATTAATAGTTGCATACGGATTCATAGCATTGAATGGTTGGCCAATAGTTGGATTAATAACATTTCCGCTGTTTCTTAATCCAGAGCCTGTACCACTTGCATTTCCTAATCCAGGATCTGCTGCAGGATCGGCTCCTGCACCTGGTAGACCTGCAGCATAGTACTGAGCATACCCACTATTAAGATTGTGTTTGTGATCTGGAAGGTTTGCAACTGTTAATGTTTTGTATTCTCCAGAATTTGTTCCTGAACCTAGTATGTCTGCAACAATATCAGTAACTCTATTTGCGCTTCCGCCACCTGCAGGAATTAAAATTGTTGGATCATCTGCTGCTGGAACAGTTCTTGCGTTGTCCATATTATCTCTGCCCAGAGGAAAACGTCCTCGTAAATCAGGAAGAGCAAATGTAGCTTTACCAATTAACAATGATGGAGTTTTGTAAGCATATCCAATAACAGCAAATAATTCAGTAAAGTCACCAATCAATACTTCTGATCCGTCACAGAACAAATATCCCGCTGGTAACGTTGAGCCTGCAAATGGCATAATTGACCCGACTGGAACTGTTGGAATATTAGCAATAAATTTTTGTTTTGATACTTGCTTTAGACCGCCACCAGTGCCTTCTCTGTAAATCAGCATAGTATCAGTTAAAAAACTATCTGTAGTTACTGTTTTAGCAGATATAATATCGTTAGTTACAGTAGTTTGGAATATTTGATACCCCGAAGGACTGCCTGTTTGCGGCAGTTGTCCGTCAAAAGTTATATCATCAATACTGGCTAAGTCGCCTCTAATACGAAACTTTGTTGGACTGGCTAGTTTTGCAGCACTACCACTAATATTTCCAGATAGTGAACCAGTGAAGCTTCCATTAAAGTTACCTACAAAGCTCTGAGCATAGATGTTTCTAAAGCGTCTTGTACTTGTTCCAAGGTCGTATAAGTCAGTTGCATCATCGCTCGATGGCTGAATTACAGTTCCAGCTGTTGGGTCACCGTTAGTATCTAGATTACTAAAGTGTAAGCCGCCTAAAATACTAACGTCATCGCCAAATTGGCTGCGTTTATTAACACTTAATCCTCCATTAGTTGCAATACTACCTACACCTAATGAGCTTGCATCTGTAGTTCCTTGAACTATTAAGTCACCATCTGTTATAATATTACCAGCAACGTCAAGTGCTTCCTGAGGATTAGTATTTCCTGGACCAACACCTACATATCCATTTGAATCAATATGTACGGCAGTAACCGTTGACCCTGCATTGTTTAATTTGAATTCAATG